CAACACCATCATCAACGAGGATGTTCATGCCCATATAAGTTGGGAATTGGAAGGGAAGATTGCTAGGCTCTGAAACATACTGAACCAGATCTAGCTTTCGGAGGCTGTGGTAAATCGAAGAGTGGCAAACGATAGTGGATAGCTTGTCGTAAGAATCGCCAATCTTTGCAATCGTGTCGATCAACATTGTATTGGTTAGGGCCGCAGCATTCTGATCATTCAAGTGTGTTGAAGTGATCGGGCCAGAAGTCCCAAACAATGCCTTTAGAATATTAGCAACAATCTTCTGCTCTTCTCTAACCCAATAATCAGCGACTAAATCACCGATTACTCGCATTGGGTCTTCACCAGAAACATACTGAGCGAGGAAACTTGAACCAAAAGATTTGGCCCTGTTGAGAGCAACCCCGATCTGGCTTTGATTCCCATCAAGAGCATTCACTGTAAGAGCAGTGTTGTCCTCGCTGATCTCAGAATCGCCTGTTAAATCTTTGAAGAAGGGGAGGTTGAAGGTCGAGCCGCCACCGCTTGCCAACTGATCAAGAGCAGGGTTAGAAATAACAAGCCCACTTTGCAGAAGATTTGAGCGGACAGCAGACTGCTCAATGGTATATGGGGTAAAGATTGAGGGAACAATTACGTTCGCTAGACGGGTAGCCGCCATTTTATCTCCTATTTAACATCATGTTAAATTTAGGGCGAGATTTTAGACCCGCCCCGCAGGAGATTCACCCTGTGACTATGAAAAGGAAGTGTTCTTTAAATCTGTCTCACCGAAACAGATTGATTTAACGTAGTGTTAAAAAAACGAAATAAAAATACAAGCGGTTTTTATCAACTCTTATTTTTATCAGCTTCAACTAATTTTTTAGCCCACTCATAGGCAGGATCACCACCCCAAGCGAGCCACATCACATAGCCTTTAGATGGGTTCTCATTATTGCCGAAGTTCTCACCCTTTTTGTCTACTTGATGCCTCGACAGATAAGAGTACATCCTTTTAACTGTTGTCATGCTTAGATTCTCGCCTTTTGCAAGTTGGGCAGCACGATTCCATCCAACCAAAGTGCCTGCCCCTTTTGCTTTCCCTTCAGCTTTGAATTTCCTCGCCTTCTTTGCTGCTGCTTGAATTTCTTTGGTGGGCTTTGGCATCTTGCTCCTCCTTTTTTTTCATCAAGATTTTTTCAATATAAACACAAGCATCTAGCATTTCTTCCTGCAAGTGCTGCAGCCAATTGAGTAAACTCAGATCATCCCGATCCATTGTTACCCCATAGTTCTGCATTCCCAATTCAGCCCTGAGACAGATCTTCTTAATGACCTCACTGTTTACTGAATCCAAATCCTCAATAATCACAACTCAACCCCAACCTCTCTAGCGAGTCTCTTAGCCTCTGCAGGGTTCTCTTGATAGAGTTTCGCCTGTGCTGTCAGGTTGAGAGTTTCTTTAGCAAATGGGTTGACCTTTGGGGCTTCTCCTCCACTTCCTCTGCTGTTAATTCCTGTGTTTGGGCTGAAGAAGTAAGGGCTGTTCTTTAATAATTCATGAGCCCATTCAACAGGGTCTAAACTAAGTCCGGTTGAGCGATCTACAAGCCGATCATCTTTTACTTCAATCTCATTTTGAGCCCTTCTCAAAACATCAGACAGAGCCCCCTTTTGAAGCTGACCAACTTTGTTGAGCCCTTCTGTAATTGTTTTTTCAATAGTCATCCTCGACATTTCAGCCTGCAGCCGCAACGCTTGTGTTCTTGTCTCTTCAAGTTCAGCCTCATACTTTTTTCTAGTTTCTGAGAGCTTTTGATTTAAGAGTTTATCCATCTCAGTTGCAGGGATCATTTCTTTCTCTTTTACCTGCTTATGTGCTTCAATTGCAGCCTTTAAATCATTCGGGTCTAAGTCTTCCACTAAAGAAAATCTCCCCTGCATTGCTTCAAGCTGTTCCTGCAGTCTGGTGTTGTTATCCCGAAACTCTTTGACCTTTTCCCTCAGAGCCTGACGGTCTTGCTCCCCCTCAAGATCTAAGGTGAAGCCCTCACCCTTTGGCTTATACAAACCCTGCAGGCTCTCTTCCACTTCTTCTAAGCTGTTGATGTAAGTTTTCAGTGCCATTAAATTTCCTTATTCTTCAGTTAAGTTTTCAGATTCCTTTAACCAATCAACCTTCTTTTCTTTGACCTTTCTTACCTTTGGGGCAGGTTGACATTTCATGCATCGGTTCAATCGGTCAAACTGCATCCCCATATAGCAGGTTGAGCCAATCCAGCCGCATCTTGAGCAAGTAATTAACACCGTCATTAACGAGGTGTTTTGTCTAAAGAGTTTTCGTTAATCCTGCGTTTAAGTTCTTGCAAACTAAGCTCTCTTCCTGACTGATTCACCATCTGATACAGATCAGCCTTCCCTTCTCTCCATAAGTCCGCCCGACCTTTGCCAATCATCTCATTCTGAGATTCCTCAGACTGTTCTCTAAACCAATCCTCCATATTGCTAGTCGTTGATCTTCTAACCAACCCTCTGCGTGGGCCTGTGTTGGAAGCTCTCACCACTTCTTCTAACTCTAGTCCCATCTCTTCAGCTTTTTTGTCGATCTCCTCAATACCTACGATCACAGGAACAAGCACTGAACGACAGCGAAAATGGCGAGGTGGTTGAAGGTAACTCTTATTGTGTCCCTGAGGCTTGTAATCGGGTAAAGACCATCTGAGCCCATCATGAGAACGACAGAGTAAGGTTGTGCGCCCATCAAGTGTCGCTAAAGACTGAACCCCTTCGATAACATCTTGGTTGTCTTCATAGACTCTTTTTCTAGCCTCATTGGTCACAGAGTGGACGGCTGTTCTTGTGATTGCTTCTGCATTTCTTTTTGTAGTCTCTAAAATACCGCCCCGATAATTGCCCTGTTTGTCTCTTTTGCCTAATACTCTGTCTCTGATTTGGTTCTGTGTCTCGCCTAGTGCCAACCCTTTTCTGACTTCCTGCCCGACTCTTCTTTGCAGATCTTCATCAAGTCTTGAAAACCACGAAGGAGAGCCATCTTTTGTTGACTGATTAAAAAGAGGCAACCCCTCAATCAATGTCTGATCAACAAGTGTTGCAAAAAATGTTGGGGGGGAGGCTACAGAAATCAGGGGGATTCTTACGGCTAGATTAATTTCATTGGCGGCTTGTAATGCTTGCAATTCTGCAAGATCAGTGAGGCTTTCTTTCAAACTGTCTGAGGCTTTGGTGAAGGGCTCTTGATTTAATGTCTCAGAGATGAATTCATTCTGTGCAAGAACCCTTTGCTGTTGAAATTCTGTCAATTCGTTGAAGTTTCTAAGCTCTCTTCTTAACTCCTTCAGCAGTTCTTCCAAAAGCTCTTTGATTGGGCCGTTTACTAGCCTTCTCTCAATCCTTGAAAGGTTGACAGCATTCTTAAAAACTTCTTCTTTGAGAACTTCTGCAAAGACCACATTACTCCTCAACCACAGAGATCCCTGTGCCTAGATTCATTAAGTTCTCTCGCTCTTCATCATACGTCCAACCGTCAGGATAAATCTCAAAACGCTTGCGGAGTTGGAATGCCACTAAAGGGCTGATCAATCCCTGCAGTTCTGCTTCATTGATCGCTTTTAGGGTGTCAGGATTAAAGGCTTCATCAACAAAATCCCTATTTATTGAAATAGAAAAAATCTCCTCCTCTCCTGCAACCCCACGATTCCACATCAAGAATTTTTCTGTCAGCCTTTTCAGCCCCTGCTCTGTTGTTTCTACCAACACATTTAGCAAGCTAGACTCTGCGCCCATTCTTGTTCTTGCGGATTCTGCTGACTCCACTTGTCTTCTTGCTTGGATCAGTCTTGCCCCCATCATCACCGCTTGCATTACCTTCTCTTCCATTGCCCCTTTGAGTTGGCTCAAGCCAGCACCTGAGAACTCTAAGAAGCTCACTTTGGCATCGGGGGGCTCTAGAATAATTGGGGTGTTCGGGCCTAAAGAAAACTTTGCATCTTCTGCTCTAATCCCTGAGACAACCGGAGTCGGCACACCCAAAGCATGAAGCCCCTGCTCGTAATCTGCTGAGTTTCTGAATATTGAAAGCAGAAGGTTGGCGAGGTGAAGCATCGGAGGGTCTGCGATCTTACAACCTAAATGCCCCACATTGAAAATTACTGCTGGGATAGATTGCAGTCTGCCATTTGGCCCTGTCGGAGTCAGTTCCTCAATCTTCTCCCAACCGTCTTTAGTGTATTTGTATCGGCAGGCTAAATACCCATCTTCTTCTAGTGTAAGAACTAAACGGATCTTGTTTTGATAATACTGCCCTTTTGCATACTCAATGGTGGGCTCATTTAAAACAAGTTTTGTCGGTTCAGCCTTACCTTCCCAATAGAAAATGTCTTCTGCTTTATACAGAGAGACATACCAAAGGCTGTTGGTTTCGTTGTAGTCCAAAAGAGCTAAAACTCTTCCGGTGATTAGCAACTCCCTCATTACTTGAGTTGCTAGCCCTGTTATCCCTTCTTCATTGAGTGTCATCCTGTCCCAGAAATCAACTAACTCTTCTGAGCCTGTGGTCAGGATCTTCTTTCTCTGGATGTCTCCTAGTCTGCCTTCTACTGTTGAGGAGAACAGACCCAATAATGTCGCCCTGTTGACATACTCAAAATAGGCTTCTGCAGGCATTCCGTAGGGTCTAGGAAGGTAGCCTCTGTTTTCAGAAAACTCTTTCACCGCGTCTTCACCTAAATAAAGATGTCGGCATCTCTCCCAATACCGCAGCATTTTATCATATTCGGGGTGTTGGGTTTCGTAGAGGTTCATTTTTTGTTAAAGTCCTTTGGCTCTGATTTGAGTTAGTTGGCCTGTGCGATTCAGTGATTCTTCAAACAAACAATAGCCTAGTGCTGTCGTGACGTGCTGCTCTCGTTGGCTGTCATCCTCAACATAATTAGCCCCCTTTTTTAAATGCACAGTGTCTAACCCTTTGATTAAGGTTTTACACTTGGGGCTGATCTTAATTCTTACTTTCCCATCTGCTGATTTTAACAGTGCGTTAACCAAATTGTGTCTTTCTCTCACAGGTGGATTTGATCGGGGAACTTTTTGATTTGTGAAACCTGCCCTTCTTAGGATTTCAAAGTCTGTCAACCTGCTTCTTGTGTCTCTTGCCTTGCCGCTAGCATCCCCATAGATCACCACCCCTTCGGAGGAGTAACGGGATAGAAATTCTTCAACGGCATCATGCGTGTCCGCTTTGTCGAGAATGATCTCATCAATAACATGATATTCATTCGTGCGAGGATGAAACTGCAGAATGCAACTAGACATCGGCTTACCCATCCCAATATTGAAATCATGCGACCAAAGAAGAGGTAGCCCCTCTTCTCTTCTGACCTCATCTGATACGTTATGACTGCGTGAAAAGGATGTGTAAATCCTATTTTGGTCAAGAGCCACCCACTCCGAAAGAACCATTCTGCGATACATGCTTTCAGAGTAGGTTGATTTGAGGGTGTCAATGTAATCCTTTGGCAGATGCGGATTGTCTTCTGTTTTGGCATAGAAAACATCTGTCCTCTTTGGATTAACATTCTCAACAAATCTCTGATACATCCACGTTGAAGGATCGTCTAAGGTGGAGGTGTAGAGGCTTTGCAATCTGCCCATCCGTTTATCTCTCAGACGGGCATTTAAAACGTCAATCGCTTCTTTCCTCGTCTGCCATACCTCGTCAGCCCAAAACCAACCAACTTCTAAACCGCTTAGTCTCTCATAATGCTCAAGGGATCTGATCAGCACTCTCGTCTGTCCTGAGGGGGTCTGAATCAGCAGATCAGTTGGGCCTCGACCTCTAGGGATCTGAGCAGGAAGCATTTTAACTCCTGCCCTGCCTGCGATGTCATACAGAGCCCTGATTGTTGTGTCATAAAGCTGAGGGTAGGTATTAGAAACGATCAGCCCATAAACATCCTTAGGAGTCTTCCTAGCCTTCAAAATCGCCCAAAGAGAGCCAATC